AAGAAGCAAGACGCCAAAACTACTAAGGGCCTGGATAAGGACCAAAAGAAGAAGTTTGAAGCGATGGACAAGAAGCATAAGAAGCCTAAGTCCCAAGAAGAAGACACTAAAATGGATAAGAAGATTGTAAAAAAGATTAAAAAGAAGTAGAGCTTAGGCCCCCGAAAGGGGGCCTTTTGCTTTATTATTGAAGGGATTCCATGCGGGAATCAATGCTTTACCCGTGCTAGTAAGTATGCGTATTAAGGAGTTTTGCTATGCCTAAGTTTACAAAACTTGATAAGCCAGAGCCTAACGAGTTTTACAAAACTATTGCTCAAAACACTCCCCAGTCTAAGACTGAGCGCCAACTAGCCACTTTGATTGCCCAAGCAAGACGTTCAGGATTTGCGGCTTGGATTTTTCGTAAATGATTAATATGAAAAAGACCATGAAGCAAGCAATTGTTTCTTCTGAATCTGAGATACGCACCGAGTTTGCTGAGATTATTATGCAGTCCGGTTGGCCTACCACGGTAAGAAGTAAAGTATCTTTAGTATTTAACGAGCTAGATGTTGGGGTCTCAATCCCGTCTGACCTTGAAAAGACCCTTGATGACCTTGAATACGGCAATGTAGGCATTGCCCCAACCTGGACTCTTCGTAAAATTGACGAGATGATTGAAACCATTTTGAGCAAAAGAATTGACAAACTCATATCAAAAGAGATTGTTGAGTTCACGATGGAGGGCAACGACTAATGCCTTTTCTATTAGCCGAAGACGCTGCCCTAAAATCTCTTCTTAGCGGTATGACCGTTATTGATGAAAAAGCTGGTGGTTCATCTACTCCAAGAGCCGTACAGGTTTGGTATGGAACCCCTGACATTGAGCTCAGAGACCAGAAGTTTCCTTTTATTACAATTGATTTAATGGATATTCGCCTTGCCCCTGAACGCCAAATGTCTGGCGTTATCTATGACAGGGATAGAGCAGGTACCGTGGTAGCCAACAACACAAACGTCTATGGCTATGAGTACCCAGTTACCTATGACCTTGTCTATCAGGTTACTTCTTACGCCCGTCACCCTCGCCATGACCGCTCTCTTATTCAGCAATTGATGCAAGAAAAATTTCCAAGCAAATACGGAAAGTTAGGTATCGTCAGCGACACTGGCGTTGAGACTACTTACCGACATATGTTTCTTGACGAGTTTCTAAAAAGAGACACCGTTGAGGAAGGAAGACGCTTACTTCGTAACATATTTCTTGTACGAGTAGTAAGCGAACTTACACACTACGACGCTAATGCAGCCAAGAAGAAAGTTGCATCTGTAGAGTTCAACACTATAACAACACACATCCCATCGGGCAAACTACCTATCTAATATTCGGCCTACATTCAACCAACCTAAGGAGATATATAAATGCCAACTTACCTTCGTCCGGGCGTGTATATTGAGGAAAGCCTCAATGCACTAGCTCCGTCTGTAGGCGCCGCTTCAGAAACTGTTGCTGCGTTTATTGGCGCAAATAACAGAGGTCCTGTAGCGCCAACACTAGTCACCTCTTGGAACGACTATGTTTCAAAATACGGCAGCTGGAATGGAGATAACAAACTTCCTATCGCCGTAAAACTTTTCTTTGACAACGGCGGCTCAGCTTGCTACGTCAAGCGTGTAACTGCAGGTTCTCCTGTAGCAGCCACTCGTACCCTAAATGATGGAGCTGGAACTCCAGTAAGCATTGCTACTATTACAGCAGCAAACGTAGGCGTATGGGGAAACTCTATTCGCGTAACAGTAACAGCATCTGCACTTGCAGGACGTAAAGATGTATCAATTGCTTACCCAGACGCTGACACAATTGTAGAAAGCTTTACAGATTTAACGTTTACAGACACTACAGATGCTCGTTACGGAGTTAGCTTTATTAACTCTCGTTCTAAGTACGTAGTAGCAGCTTCACTTTCTACAGCTGCTCAGCCAGCAAACATCTCTAGTCAAGCACTTGCATCTGGAGCAGATGGTACCGCACCTACAGCTGCAAACCTTTCAGCAGCAACTTCATCTTTTGATGTTGTTACTAATTCTCTTCTACTTAACGTTCCTGGCGTTACAGACGCTACAAACGTAAACGTAGTTCTTGCTTACGCAGAAAGCCGAGATGACGTTTTTGTAATTATTGACGCTAAAGGCGGAGAAGCAGCAGTACCTTCAGCAACAGACACAGTAGCTAATCAGCTAACTCTATCTGCTACATACACAGCAACTTCACTTGGTGCGGTTTACTACCCACTAGTTACAATTGCTGACCCAACTGTAACTACGCTAGGAGCAACAAAGTTAGTAAATGCTGGCGGAGCAATTGCCGGGCTTTACTCAACTACTGACTCCTCTCGTGGGGTATTTAAAGCTCCAGCAGGTCTTGGCGCACGACTATCTAACGTTGTTTCCGCAGACCGTCTAACAAACGCAGAGCTTGACTCTCTAAACTCAGCCGTTGCACCTGTAAACCCAATTAAGTTTGTTTCAGGTTCTGGCTTTGTTGTAATGGGCGCACGTACTATCAAAGCTGGTTACGCAGACCGCTACATCCCAGTTCGCCGCTCACTCATTTACCTACGCAAAGCGCTTATTGACCTAACTCAATATGCAATCTTTGAGCCAAACGACGCTGTCCTATGGCGCAGTATGAACGCAACAGTTTCAGCTTTCTTGACTGATTTCTGGTCACAAGGCGGACTACGTGGAGATACTCCAACAGACGCGTTCTTTGTTAAGTGCGACGAAGAGCTAAACACTCTTGGCGTAATTGATGAAGGCAAGGTAATAATCGAAGTTGGCGTAGCACTACAACGCCCAGCTGAATTCGTAATCGTTCGAATCGGTCAGTTTGACGGTGGAGCCACCGTTACTGTGACAGCCTAAGGAGATAGAAAACAATGGCTACAAAAATCCAACGCTGGTCCACTCACTCAACCGACCCACTTCGCGGGTTCCGGTTTCAGGCTGAGTTCCAGGCATCATCTAACAGTGGGACTGTCTTCACAGATAAAATCACTGGCTTTAGTGGCGGCTTTAACTCAATCACTGGGTTAACAATCACCACTCAGAACATCGCATACCGCGAAGGTGGATACAACACTACTACCCACCAAATTCCAGGAATGACATCATTCCAGCCTGTTGCGTTCCAAAAGGGCGCATTGTTTGGAAACGATAACGCTATTGAGTGGATGCGCGGACTATTTGCCGCATCTGCTGGAGATGGCTTGTCAACTGTTGGAAAAGACTTCCGATGCAATGTAACCATCTATTTGATGGACCATCCCGACACAAACCCATCTGATATTGCTACAGCAAAGATGGGCTTCCGAATTCATAACGCTTGGATTCAACAGCTTTCATACAGCGACCTAAACGCTGGTGACAATGCGCTACTCTTTGAGACAATGACACTAGTACACGAAGGTCTAACCATCTTCCACGTTGACGCTGCAAAGGCAACAACAACTCGTGACCCAGTATCAACAGGACCAAAGGGTCTTTAATATCTAACTAAAGGAGCACTGTTCGTGACAACGCAACAAATCGTAAGCCAAGATGAATTAAATCGAATTGCACAAGAGGCGATGGCTGGACCAGTAACTGAAGTTGAAACGCTGGTCCCGCCAAACCCTGTTATTACTTTACCTGGCGGGTACATTGAATCCGACGGAGCTCTAGTTAAGACCGTAGAAGTGCGGGAGTTAACTGGAGAAGATGAGGAGTTCATTGCTAAATCAGACACAGGCTCTAAGGCTTTAAATTCAATGTTGATGCGGGGAACTGTATCAATTGGAGATAGACCGGTAGAGCGAGAAGATTTTGATAAGTTGCTTTCGGGAGACCGAGACAGCATCCTTATTGGAATTAGATGCGTTACGTTTGGCAGTGAAGTTACCTATAGGGCATCCTGTCCTAGCTGTTCTACTGTTCAAGACTTAGATATTGATTTAGAAAAAGACTTAGAGTATAGAACGCTAGAAAATGGCATTAAAGATAGAAGCTGGGATATCACGTTAAAGAACGGTGATATTGCAAATGTATCTTTACCTAATGGTAAGACCCAAAAGAAATTGCTTGATGCATCTGAAGATATAACTATGGCTGAACTTAACACCATATTTTTAACTGGGTGCCTCAACTCAATTAACGGGTCTCCAGCTAGACCTACCACGGCATTAAAATTAAGCCTAGGAAATAGAGAAACAATCTTAAAAGAAGTTTCTGCTAAAAACCCGGGCCCACGCCTTTCGGAGGTGAGCAAAGCTTGTGAGGCATGCGGAGAGTCAGTACCTACTCCACTTAGCTTAGGCGCTTTGTTTCGCTTTTAATTACACGTTTTTAATGGACCAATACGAAGTACTATCTCGAGCATTTACTGGTTGGACACTGAGAGATATCCGCTCATTGTCTTTTAGAGAACGTGCAAATTGGGTGTCTAGAGCAACCAGAAGCTGAGAGGAGTAACAGATGGCAGATAAAAGTATCTTTTCGTCAATGGCGGACCTTACTAAAATCTTTAAAGATGCTGATAAATTTACAAACAGTATCGAAGAGTCGTTAGGTAATGCCGCAAAATCTGCTGAACGAACTGGCAGAGGCATGGCCCAAGCAACGGGCCAGACTACGGCTACAGTTGCAAACCAAAGCGCTGGCTCTGTTACTGATACCCCAGGGTTTAAGCCTGGAAAAAATACTACTTCTAATTTACCTCCTGGCGCCGCTAAATTTACGCCTTCTGGAACTGCTCCACCAAATACCCCACCTGTTACAGCGGGTATTACAGACGGTAAAGGCTTTGACAAGATTCCGGGCCTTGGCGCTATTCCCTTTCTTGGTGGAGTAGCTAGAGCAACCTATCAAGCAATGCCTACAGTTAACGAGGCATTTCAAAACGAGTACTTAAGAAACCGCGCAGCATTTAAAGGTATGGGCTCAAGCTACGGCGAAGCTGCAGATATAGCAAAATATCTTGCTGGCAGAGGAATTATTAACGACCCG